GGGTCAGGTGACGGGGCTGGTCCACGCGGCACGCCAGGTGTCGGGTCCGACCACGCCGTCCACGTCGAGGCCCTTCTCCCGCTGGAACTGGCGGGTCACCCGGGCGGAGCCCGACCCGTACTTGCCGTCGACGGTGATCAACCAGCCCCGGTCGCGCATGCGCTGCTGGTAGGTGCGCACGGAGGGGTGGGCGGTGTAGTCGGACAGGTACACGCCAGGCCACGCGACCACACCACTGGACGGCTTCGGCGCGGGGGCGGTCAGGCCCAGGTGGGCGAGCGTCTGCGGACCGGCTGTCCCGTCCACCGTGAGGCCGTTCGCCTTCTGGTAGGCGCGCACCGCGGCCTCCGTGGCGGGCCCGTAGTAGCCGTCAGCGGTGACGCCCAGCTTGGTCTGGAGGGGCTTGATGGCGTCGCCGTACTCGTACAGCTGGAAGATGCCGTCGCCGTTCTCGGGCCGGTACTCGCCGGTCGTACCGCTGCCGGTGGTGGGGGTGCCGTTCCCGGACCCGGTGAACGTGCCGTCCTGCACCATGGTGTAGAGCGGCGTGCCGGGGCACGAGGTGGACACGAAATCGCGGTGGCCGAGCACGGTCCCGGAGTTGCCCCGGGCCATCAGGTACGCGCGCAGGTCCTTGACGCCCTGGATCTGTTCCGGGGTGGGCCGCTCGGTGCCGCCGATCATCAGGGACACGCTGTAGTAGTTGGCGTTACCCGAGGTGGTCCCCTGCGCGGCCTGGTACCGGTTCAGGCCACGGCCGGTGAAGACCTCACCGTTGACCGCGATGCCGAACGAGTAGCCGATGTCGGCCCACCCGTTGCTGTTGACGTGGCTGGAACGGACGCCCTTCCAGTACCGGACACAGTCCGCCTGCGTCTTCAGGTAGGTGGGGCCGCCGTTGTAGTGCACGACCAGGCCGGAGCGCGGGTTCGCGTAGTCCGCGCCGGACGCACCCCAGCCGAAATAGGAACGGGAACGAAGGATCATCAGAAGCCCTTTCTGCGGGCACAGGAAAGGGCCCCGACCGGTGCGGTACGGGGCCCTGAGGGGGAAGGAGCGGGTGGGTTACTGCTCGGGGAAGAACACCCCGGGGCGGCGCGCGGACGCGGACGCGCGCTTGGTCACTCGGATAGGGCTGACCTGGTGGAGGACCTGGCAGAACGCGCGAACGGCCTCGTCCAGAACCTCCGGCGAGTAGGTGCCGAACGCCTCGTCGTCCACAGTCAGTTCCACCCACCCCTCGTACACGTCGGTCGTCTCGATGCCGAACCGGTACGGGCCGTGCACAGACACGTCGTAGTCGGGTTCCGCCGGGGCCGGGATCTCGGGGTCACACACGGTGTTCTCCTTCAGGTCGGTTGTTTGTGGTCGGGCGGATCGTGATGTCGTTCTGGACCACCGGAGGCTGGGGGTCACGGCGGGTCAGCTCAGCGACCGCGTTCTCCGTGCGGCGCACGGCGTCCTTCAAGGACCCGCCGTTGTTGTGCTGCACCTCGTGCTCGACGGCGCCCAACCGGTCCTCGATCCCGGCCAGGCGCTCCATCACCCCAGGGCGGCCTTCCACCCCCGGGCGTTCTGGCTCCCCGATCAGGTCATCGACCAGGTGAACGGTGCGGCGCACGAAACGGACGATGTTGACCCCGGCCTTGCGGAGACCGACCCAGATCACGGTGACCCCGGTGACCAGAGCGGCGATCCCACCGACCCACAGCCCGGCGAAGGCGAGCCACGACGGCAGTTCAGATGTCATAGGTGAAGTTGTCCAATGCGATCCAGCGGGGGTCCTGGTTGTGAAAAGCGATGACCTGCCCGGGGAGCCGGTTTGAGGCGTTCTCCGAGGCGACCTCCAACCGGCAGGTCGCCCCCCAGTTCCCCCCGGAGTTGCGGGACTCAGCGGCGCCCGTACCGCGCACCCACGCCCCCGGTCTCGCTGCGGCCGGCATGCGCGCGTAGTAGTCGTTGGAGGGGAGGGCGGCCCCGTTGGTGCGGGAGATCGTGCCGCGTAGTTCGACTCGGCCCGGGGAGAGGAACCGCCAGGACGGGGATCTGCCGTGGCCGGGGGTGGTGTATCCGGTCCGCAGGGTGATGGGCTGCCAGTCGGTTGGGTAGTCGGTTTCCGACACGACCCGCCACGTGTCCCCGATCCGCACCAGGACCCGGCCGGTGTCGGTTTCGTAGATCAGCATCCCGTCGTGGGGTGCCGGGGGGCGGTGCGAGGACAGGCACGGCACGGCACCGGACGACGCGGCGTACTCGCGGGGGCGGGTGTCGACGTCCCCGGGCATGACCACGGAGGAGCCCCCGGCGACGGTCACGACGGCTAGGACGACGTCCCACACCCCGGAGCCTTCGCGGGTCGGGGCGGGTGCGGTTCCGGAGCCGGGGCTGCCCGGGATGATGACGACGGTCACCTGGTCGGCCTGCGGGTCGGCGCGGACCACCACCAGGTCCCGGCGCGGCTGGCCGGAGGTATTGGGCTGGATGCTCCGGGTGATGGGGGCGGTGATCCGGTACCAGTAGCCGCCCACCAGGCAGTACCCGGTGCCGATGGTGAGCAGCCCGGTGCCGTTCGCGGTCACGTCGAGCCGCTGGCCGACGTCGGTGGGCGGCCCGACCCCGGCCCCGGCGGTGACGACCCCGGGTGGGGCGAACTGGCGGAACAGGCGGGCGAGGTCTTCGGCGGCGTCCAGTGGGGAGTCAGCGAACACGCCGGACATCTCTGCCACCAGAGGGCCCCCTTTCATGGAGAAGGGCCCCGGCACCGTGAGGTGGGGGCCCATGAGCGGGTAGGGAGGGGAGGTTCAGGTGGCGGCGAGCCGGGCGACCTCGCGGCGCAGGCGGCGCAGCGCCCGGTAGGTGCGGGGCATGTGGATCTCGTCGCCGACGATGGGGGTGATCCGCTGCCCATCAGCGGGCGTGCGGGTGTAAACGACCTCGCGGATCAGGTCGGTGATGGTGCCCCGGGGGGTGTCGAAGTTGACGCGGTCGCCGAGGTCAACATCCGTGCCCCACACCAGGCCCTCGGTGGGGAGCAGGTCGAACGCGACGGTCTGCTGGGCGGCGGCTTCGGCGAACCGCTCCTCGGCCTGCTGGGCGCTGGCCACGGCCGGGTCTACCCACTCGGTGTCATCCGGGCCGGACGGGGCCTGGGCCAGGTCCCGGGAGTCCCTGAACTCCTCGATCACCAGGCCGGGCCACAGCGGTGACGGCTGCGCGTACTGGAACAGAAGCCGATCCCTACCTTCACCCCCTGCGCCGATGATGAGGTGGGTGACCTCGGGTGGGGTCAGCTCGTAGGTGTAGGTGTCGACGTTGCCCAGCTCGACGGAGAACCCCATCTCCTGGGTGAGGTCGCGGGGTTCGTACACCCCGAACTCCAGGGCGGTGCCGTGCTGCAACACCCTCCACCCCATGCCCGCCCCAGCGGCGAGCGCGAACGTGTGCTCGTGCAGGTCGGTGAAGCGTTCCGCTGAGGTGATGGTGGGGCCGCGGCTCTGGCTGGTCGGGATGATCAGGCCGGGGTGGCGGCGGGACACCAGGGCGGAGGCCCCGGCCTGCTGGTCGATGAGCGTGCCGATGACGGTCTCAGCGGGACCGGTGATCTTCGTGCGGTCCACAGTGTGCTTCACACCCGTGGAGGTGATCGGCGTGGTGTAGCGCGGGTAGATGATCCGCCGGAACGCGGAGGTGTCGCTGATGCCGGTGAACGTGGTGGTCTCGGCTCCGTCCGGGCGGTCGGTGCCGGCGTTGTCGTCGGTGACTTCGGCGACCATGCGGGTGGTGGGGCCGGAGAACACCGTGCGGCCGTTGACCTCGAACACGATCCCGTCGCCTTCTTCGAGGAGAGCGGCGGATTCGGTGTCGGCGTCCACGACGATCTTCCATGCGCCGTGGGAGAGGTGCCGGTCGCGGATCTCGAGTTCTTGTTCGTCATCGATCTCGCCGATCATGTTCCGGTCGGCGTTTCGGACCCGGATGACCCATTCGTCCACGCCGCTCACCTCCTCTTTTCTCGAAGTGGTTGCGGGTGTCGTAGGGTGCGGCTACTGTTTGGGGTGTGGGCTTGGCCGTCCACGTTGAAGAGAGTTATCTGACTCTTTGGCTTTGCCTTTAAGGCAGGCTTATCAACGGCCTTTCGGGGCCGTCTACGTTGAAGACTTTTGTATGTGTTGGTCATCTTCGACAACGCAACATCTCTACGGCCAAGCCCACCCTTTATGCTGTCGGCGCGAGCGGCGTGTACCGCAGGATCAGCCGCGATTCCTCTCCCATCCCGAACGCCGTCACGTCCACCGTGTTCTCCCCCGGCGGGAGCGGCCACAGCGTGGACCCCGGATGCGCGAGGTGCTGGTACGCCCGGACCCCGTTCAACCGAACCGACTTGCGGCGCGGACGGGTGTCGATCACCAGCTCATCCCCCAACTCCAACCCCGTGGTGACTTCCATCCACCGGCCCGTGGTCGTGTTCTCCAACCGGGCTCCCGGAGCGATCGGACCCCGCAACGTCCACACCGGCCACGTCTGCACCGACCCCGCGACACGGATGCCCATGCCGGGGCCGATCGCCGCTGACCGGCGCACTTCGATGGGGAGGATCGGCAGCCAGTTGCGGGTGCTCGCGGACGGCCCCCGGTACACGATCTCGACGGGGGACAACTCCCAGAACGGCTGCTCTGCCCGGAACGTCAGACCGAACGTCGCCCACAGGAGCCCTTCGACGTCCCGGTCCATCTCCCCCTCAGCGCCGGACTCGTAGTGGGCGGTGATCCGCCGGGACGTGCCGTCGAACTCCTGCACCGTCAACGTCCCCCGGCCGCCGCCGTTGACGTCCATCGGGTCCAGATCAGCGGCCAACTGCCGCCGCCGGTCGATGATGTCGGCCCGATCAGTGCCGTGGACCCGGATGGGCAGGAAGATCTCCCGAGGCAACGCCCGGACCCCCGCGACCTGGTCGCCGTTGAGCACCCCCGACTCGCGCCGGTAGTACTCGTACTCCGGCATGCCGAGGCCGCGGGCTCCGTCCAGGAGGGTCCACCCGCGCGCCCAGTCGGTGAGGGTGGTGACCCTCCCCGAAGCTGACGTCCAGGTGATGCGGGTCGTGTAGTCGAGTTGGCGGGGCGGGAGCCCGACGCCGGGCCTACCTGGTGGTGTGGGCGGCAGGTAGACGATGGGCATCGGGCACCCCTTCCCCTTCTTCGGTTGTTGGTCACCAGGCCGGGTGGAGCGCGTCGGCGTCCGCCTGAGCGGTGAGCACCTTGCGCGCGGTCACCCGCGGGTTCCTGGTCTCGGTGATGTGGAACGTCTGGTTCGGACGCTCCCGGCGCCGGTTCTCGCGGTTCGAGCGGATGTCCGCCCACTGCCGGTCGGTGAGCACCGGCTCGGGCCGGCCGGTCTGGTTCGCGACCAGCTGCACGCCGGGCATGAGCCACCCGCCGGAGTCGTACAGGGTCGGCATGGTGTCGAACGCCTGCAACGTGCGGGTGAGCGGCGCGGTGGTGGCGGGGGTGTTGAACTCGGTGTCCTGCCACCACAGGCCGCCGTCCGCGAACGCCTTCGGGCGCATGAACTTCGCCGCCCTGGCCGCGTACCCCGTGGAGTACTTCACGCTGTTGGACTCGTTGCCGCCCACGGTGGCGCCGTTCTTGTCCACGACGATGTTGATGTGCTGCCACCCGCCGGGGCCCGAACCGGAGTAGACGGCAAGGTCACCCGGTTTGGTGTTGGCCACCCCGCGCACGGACGCCATCGAGCTGTTCGCGAACGAGGCGACGGCCGCGGACCGCACGTTGGAGTACGCGTCCTGCGCCTTCGCTTCGCGGATCATCTCGGAGGCGAACATGGCGCACCACGGCTGGCCGGGCATCCCGAAAGCCCTGGTGAACTGGTTCGGGTTGCCGGACACGCCGATGTAGCCGCGTGCGGCGTCCGCGACGGCCTTGCCGGTGCCGCCGAGGAGCTGCCCGACCGTCGAGTTCAGCCAGCCGGTGAACCGGTCGACCATCGCGCCGGGCACCGCGACCATGGCTTCGTTCCAGCGCCCGCCGGTGAACCTCCCGCGCATGGTCTCCATGAGCGGGTCGAGCACTCGACGGGCGGCGGATGCGAGTCCTTCGCCGTCGAAGATGTCGCCGAGGCTGTTGCCGAACGCGGTGAGCCGTCCGAGGATGCCGCCTTCAGCGAAAGCCTGGACGGGGCCGCCGGGGAACACTCCCCCGTTCGCGAACCCGAGTGCGTCCCGGATGCCGTTGGTGCCGCGTGTGCGGGCCAGTGCGTTCATCTGGTTGACGAACCCGGGACCGACTGCGCGGGTGAATTCGGGGCGCATGATGGCTTCGCCGCCGGATAGTTCAAGTCTTCCACCGGTGGGTGAGAAGAACTTGTGCGGGTCTCTTCCGGGGGTGTATCCGGGGAGGATACCGCCTGTGGCGAAGCCGTTGATGCGGGGCAGGGTGCTCATGTCTACGAGCCCTGCAACGCGGTTCCAGGTGGCCCGAATTCCATGATTGTAAACAGTGTTAACAATGAAGGAAACGGGGCGTTTAGTGGCAGCCTCAACCTTTTTCCAGGCCGCCTCAATTCCACTACGTGCCGAATTGAACGCACCAATGGCACGATCCCGGAAATTCTCCAGGATACCCACCACACGGTCACGCAAACCCGTCGCCCGGGACACCACCCAGTCACGAGCCGACGTCATCACCGACGTTGCCTGATCACGCAGCCCACGCACCGCGCCAACACCCCGGTCACGGGTCGACACGAGCATCGCAACCGCACGATCCCGCAGGCCAGTCGCCCGCGACACCGCCCAATCACGCGTGTTCGTGAAGAACCCCACGACACGGTCACGCAGTTCGAGCGTGCGCGCCGCAGCCTGATCACGGGCCGCCCGGAAAACAGCCCCGACCGCGTTCACCTTCGACCGCAGAGCCGCCGCAGCGGTCTCCATCAGCCCGGTGAACTTACCCCAGATCCATTTCCCGAGTTCCAGGACGATAACGCCCAGGACGAACAGGATCGCTGCCCCGACCGTGGCAAGCAGAGTAGGAATAGCGAGAGCCACCACAAGGAACGCAATGGCGAGCCCCGCGACGATCTTCGGACCCCACTCGACAAACCACGCCTGGATCTGGGCGGCGTTATCGATCCAGCCCCGGATCTTATCCGGGAGGCCGGACGCCCATTCCATAATGGAATCCGCTGCCTCGCCCAACAGGACGATCGCGCGATCCTTCATGTCGAGCACCCACGCCACAGCGGCGTCGATATCGACCATGTCGCGGATACGGCCAGGGATCTCCTGCGCCCATTCCACGACCGCGTCGATGTCGACCCAGTCGCGGACCCGGCCCGGGAACTCCCGGAACCAGTCGGCGATGTCCTCGCCCGTCGCGCGGAGCTTTGCCACGATGCGCGGGCCGACCTCGGACGCCCAGTCAGTGACCTGGTCCGCGAGGTCGGACACCCGCGCTTCGATCCGCCCCGGGAGCCCCCGCGCCCATCCCACGACCGCGAGGGCCGCAGCTTCGAGCTTGGGTTGGAGTTTGCCCGGCAGTTCCTGCGCCTGGTCGATCAGCCAGTCCAGGCCGCCGGTGATGTGCCCGGCGATGTCCCGGCCGATCCCGGTGAGGGTGGCCGGGTCCAGGATGGTCTGGAGGAGCCCTAGGAAGGACTCGCCCAGACCGGTGCCGCCCTCCCAGATGAGGCGGGGCAGGTCCTTGATCCACGCGCCGACGTCGCGGCCCCGGTCCCGGAACCAGTCGGCGACGTCCGTGCCAACGGACCGCAGTGCGGCGCCGATCTCCGCGAACGACGGCGGGTCCTGGAACAGGGCGACCAGGTCACCCCAGGTGTCCTCCACCCGCACCCACGCGTCGGCGAAGACCTCGCCGATCTGTTCGACCTTGGGTTGGAGGGTCGACGTCCAGAAGTCGGACAGCCACTCGAACGCGGGCTGAAGCCACTGCCACGCGGCCCGCCCGGCGGCGCGCAGCGCGTAGAACGCGCCGATCAGCGGTGCGAGGGCGATCCCGAGGGTGACCTTGCCGATGCGGAGGAGCACCGGAACCAGCGGTTGCAGCTGTGCCCACAGTTCCTTCGCACTGGCCCAGAGGCCGTCCACGAATCCGCGGAACGTCTCCGAGTGCTTGTAGGCGAGGATGAGCCCGCCCACGAGCGCGGCGACCGCGATGACCACGAGCCCGATGGGGTTGGCGTTCAGCGCGGCGTTGAGGAGCCACTGCGCGGCAGCCCACGCCAGCGCCGCCCCGCGCACGATCTTCGCCCACGTGTTCGCGAGGATCTGGGTGGCGACCGACCGCTTGTTGATGTCGGCCTGGATCGCGGTCGCCAGATAGTTCGCGCGGACCGCTGCGGTCAACCGGGTGACCAACGGTGTCCCCGCCGCCCACACCTGGCCAGCGCCCTTCCACCCGTCCACAGCCAGGCCGACGAACCGCGCCGACGAGGACACAGCCGTGGTGAGAGCACCGATAGTGCCGACGACCCGGCCGCCGACCCACAGCATGGGGCCGAGCGCGGCCAGCAACCCGACGAACCCGGCTGCGGTGTTCAGCAGCTCCGGGTTGGTTTCGGTGAGGTCCTGGATGACCGTCGTCAGCGTTTCGACGCGGCCGGTGACGGTCTCCAACATCCCCGAGTCGGCGACCGCCAACAGCAGGCCCTCGAACGCGGACTTCATCTCCAAGAGGGCGCCGTTCAGGCCCTCCATCTGGATGTCCGCGATGGTCTGGGCGGTGCCCCCGGCGCTGTCCAGCTCGGAGGTCAGGTCAGCGAGCGCCCCGGAACCCTGTTGCAGCAGGGCGGACATGCCCGGCCCGGCCTCCAAGCCGAAGATGGTGAGCATGTCCGCGGTGTCCGCACCGCTGGATTCGAGCTGGGAGAAGATGTCGGTGAGGGACCGCATGTTCCCCGACGAGTCATGGACGGACACGCCCAGCTCATCCAGGGTGTCGGCCACAGCCCCGGTCGGCTTGAGGAGACGGCCGATCGCGCCGCGCAGCGCGGTACCGGCCTGCTCACCCTGGATGCCCGCGTTACCGAGCAGACCCACAGCAGCGGCGACCTCGGTGAATTCGAGCCCGGCGCTGCTGGCCACGGGGGCGATGTACTTGAAGCTGTCGCCGAGCATCCGCATGTCGACGTTGGTCGACGTGAAGGTGGCCGCGAGGACGTCGTTGACCCGGCCCAGTTCGGACGCCTGGAACCCGTAACCGGTGAGGACGTTGCTGGCGATGTCCGCTGCTGTGGCCAGGTCGATCTGACCAGCGGCGGCCAGGTCGAGGGTGGCTGGAAGGGCGGTGAGGATTTCGTTGGTGTCGAATCCCGCCATCGCCAGGAACCCCATGGCGTCAGCCGCCTGAGATGCGCTGTACTGGGTGGACGCGCCGAGGTCCTGGGCGAGGACGGTGAGAGCGTCGAACTCAGCGCCGGTCGCACCGGACACGGCGCGGACCCGGTTCATCTGGGCCTCGAAGTCGCCCGCCGTTTTGAGGGTGAGCGCGCCGAACGCGGCCATGGGCACCGACAAGGCGGTGGTGGTCTGCTGGCCGGCCGCCGCCATCGACGCACCGGCCGACGACCACGCCTGCCCGGCCTGGGCGACGCCTTCACGGGACGCGGCGGCGATCGCGCCACCCACAGCGCCGGTGAGCGCAGAGGTGATCGCGGGACCGGCCGCCGTGAACGTGGACGACAGGGCGGACATCGCGGACGATCCGGCCTCGCGGGCGGCGCTGGTCGCCCGGGACACCCACCCGCCGAACCCGCCGGTCGGCGGCTGGTACGACTGGGCCATGGCCCGGGACATCGCGGCCCCGGCCTGCTCACCCGCCCGACCGGCCTGCCGGGACAGCGCCGCCGGGAGAGTGCGCTCCGTCGACTTGGCGACCGCCGCGACCGCGTCCTGCGCGGCCTTCGTGGACGCGGCGGTCAGCGCCCCCGACAGCGAGGACGACGCCGCCTTGCTCGCGGAAGCCGACAGGGCCCGACCGGCGGCGTCCCCGACCTTGCCCATGTCCCGGGGCAGCTTCTTCGACGCAGCCGCCACGGTCTCGTCGGCGACCTTCTCCCCCGCCTGGCGGGCGGCCTTCGCTGAGGTCTTCGCGACCTCCCGCGACGCTTCGTCCACCATGCCCTTGCCGAGCTTGGACCCCGACGCCTTCGCTGCCCTGGTAGCGGCGTCGGTGGCGTCGCCGGTGAGCTTGCGCGTGAAGTCCCGCATGCTGGGGAGGACGTTGAGCCAGACAGCGCCAACGGTGGTGGCCACACGGACCCCCTTTGTTCTGCTAGAAGAGGTGCTGGAAATCGGGGGTCAGGCGGCCGACCATGCCCCTGAACGCCTCCGCTGCGGCCTCTGCCTCAGCTGCCTTCCGTGCCTCTTCGGCCTGGTCGGTCGGGCGGGGCATCGGGGCGGGCCGCTTCACCGACCTCGGGTTCTTGGAGTTCGCGGCGACCGTGACCGTGGCGTGGTCCCTGACGGCGTCCGCGATGACCGCGAGGAGATACGTGTCGTCGGTCCAGGAGTGGCCGCGGGCCGCCCGGTGGTACGCGGAGGTGGGCGGCAGGTGCTCGATCAGCACCCGCAACTGGCGGAGGGACACCCGCCCGCCCTCGGGTTCGTCGCCGCCGTTCAGGTCCGCGTACATGGTCACCAGGTAGTCGCCGAGCCAGTCCCGGCCGCCGTACTCCGCGATCAGGGCGGCCTCGACCGCCTCAGCCTCTTCGGGGGTGTCCCCGAGGAGGTCTAGGACCGTGTAGGGCCCCCGTCGACCAGCTCGTCCTTGATGCTGGTGTTGATGTCGAGCTGGACCATGAACACGTCGTTGTCACTGTGGTCGGGGTGGGCGATGAACTTCGCGTACTGGTCGTCGCCGAGGATCGCCTTGGCCTTGTCAGCGGTGGTCTTCGCGGCGTCGACGGCCTCGGACCACTCGTCGTCGGCGAACAGGGGGTGGGGCATGGTGTAGATCTCGCCGTCCGCGCCCTCGAACTCCACGACGGGGTTCTCCGCGGACACGAGTCCGAGCTTGTCGGCCATCTTGTTCTTGACGGCGGCGAGGGTGCGGCGGGTCTTACGGTTCTGGCTCTGGGCCATGGGGATTCGTCTCCAAAACGGGGTTCGGGGTGGGCGCTGGGGCGAGCCTGCGGGGCAGGCAGAACCCGGCCGGTGGGGCTCACCCCAGAGAGCCACCGGCCGGGTTCGGTTCGAGTGGGTCAGCCGGCCTCGACCGTCGCCGTGTCGGGATCAACCGACAGGGCTTCGGGTTCGGGCTCGGGGACCGTGATGGTGGACGTGCCGGACAGCCCGGAGTGCGCGGCGGTGATGGTGCACGTCCCGGGGGCCACGGCGGTGACCAGACCGGTCGTGGACACGGTGGCCACCGCCTCGTCGGAGCTGGTCCACGTCGCTGCGACGGTGACGGTCTCGGTCGAGCCGTCCGTGAGAGTGAGGGTCGCGGTGAGCTGCTGGGTTGCCACGATGTGGCCTTTCCAGGTCAGAGGGCGGGAGGGTGACGCTTAGCCCCCCGGGGCGGGTCAGCCCAGGGGGACGACGAGTGTTGAGGGCGTCACCGTCACGGAGAAGGGGCCGGGTCCGCGGGGGCCATCTCTCGCCACCCGGGGCCGTCCATCCAGTGCAGGACGTCGGTGTTGTACTCGGCGTCCTTGTACGCCTTGACGGTCATCTCGTAGCCCTTGGCGTCCGCGCGGTTCTCGACCTCGTCGCCCAGGTCGGTGACGGCACCGGACGGGTAGAGGCGGGCGCGGATCTTCTCCGCCCCGGTGCGCTTGGAGAAGTCGACGGCGACGTACAGCCAGCGGCGTTCGATGACCTTCGGGACCGCGTCCTTCGCCCACGCGAGTGGCGTGCCGAGGGTCGTGCCGAGCTGGGTGAACAGCAGGCCCTCGTAGAGGGCGAGCACGACCGGGCTGGTTTCCAGGGCGACGATCTGGGAGGTGGATGTGTCGGTCTGCACGTCGTCCCGGATGCTGGCGGCTTCCTGGGCGGCCATGGTCTCGGTGATGTCCCGCTCACGGGAGTGGGTGACACCGTCCTCGGTGAGGTAGCCGACCGGGTACCAGCCGATCGGGAGGGTGTTGAGATTGCCGTCCGCGTCGAACAGCTCGGTGGGGATCTCGGCATCGGCGTCCGCGACGAACACGGCGACGAACAATCCCTTGAACACGGCGCTCTTCGTCACCGTGTACTGGGACTCGACAGTGGCCACAGCGGGCCTCCTTTGGGCATACGAAAGGAGCCCCGGGCCGCTGGGCGGCAGGGGCTCGCAGGTCAGGTGGGGAGGCGGCGCAGCGGCCGGGCCCAACAGGGCGGGGGCGCGCGGCTCTCCGTAGAAAAGCGGCGGGGCTGACCCGTGGGTCAGGAGCGGGTGGTCACCCGGAACGCCCCGTAGTAGCGAAAGATCTGCTCGTTCTCGTGCTTCGCGGTCCCGGGCTCCAGGTGGACCCCGCAGTCGTCCACGAGCACCCCGTCATGGAACCGGGTGGCCAGGCGTTCCAACGCGGCCACGGACGCTTTGACGGCGGCCTGGATGACGTCCAGGTCGAGGTCATACCAATCCGCGTCGAGGATCATCGTGGTGTCCCCGGCCCACGTGCGGGTCCCCCCGGGCTGCGGGCCGAACCGCACCAGCGGCCCCGTCTTCAGGGCCTCCTCCAGGCGGGCGCCGGCCAGGCGTTTGGTGACGGCGCGGATCTCGGGGACGTGCTGGGTGTGCCAGGAGATGACGGTCGCGAGCAGGTTGGGGGCGTCCGGGTCCAGGCTCATACGACTCTCCCCGCGGCTTGGAGAAGCGACAGCAGGTGGCCGCGTTCCGCCTCGTCGTCGGTGGTGGCGCGGACCTGCGCCTGCGGGCGGCCTTTGCCTTTGCCGCGTGCACGGACTGATTTCTCGACGGTGAAGGTCGCGTTGATCCCCACACCCTTCGCGAGCGCGGTGGCGTTCTGGGCGATGTTCCGGGCGCGCTGTTCGGCGGCTTCCTGGACGCCGTCCTCCCGCATGGCGTCGCCGACCCCCGAGTAGTAGACGCGGACGACCTCACCCGGCCGTTGCGGCTTCATGGGGCGGGTCACCCTCTCACCTCCTGGAGCCGGATCGCGATGTGGTCCAGAAAGCCCGATGCGGACCGGTTGTACGACGCGGGCCCATGCACCTCGGCGTGTTCCGCGCGCACGTTGTTGCACTCGAAGGCGTCAACGGCATCGACGTCCACGTCCAGGCGCGGGATGTACAGGTCGTAGTACATGACCGTCTGGTCCTGGGTTTGGTCGGCGCGTTCCGCCGAGTCCAGCGGCTGCCAGGAGCACCCTTCGATGTCCTCGCTGGTCTCGGTGTAGACGTCGTTGCCGTACCGGTCCCGGCCGGTCACGACCCGGCGGATGAGGGTGACGGTGTCGTCCCAGATCCCGTTCCCGCTCATGAGCGGGGTCCGAGGTGGTAGCGGGACAGCGCGGCGTGGTCGAACTCGCTGAGCTCAACGGCGGCCCGGAAGCGAACCGTCCTGCGGTCCACGGTCTCCGAGGAGACGCTGATGGGGGTGTTCGCCCCGCGGGCCGCGACCTCCACACACAGCTGAACCAGGTTCGGCGGGGCCGGGTCGAACCCGGCCGTGTAGTCGATCTCGATCCGCCCGAACCCGGTCGGCCAACACCCGCCGACGCGCTCCAGTTGGCCGTACCGGCGCGACACCCGGAAGTGGACCGGGGCCCCGTCCACCCGCACCTCGGTGACTTCGTGCAGGTGCATCGTGTGCAGGGTGAGGACCCGGCCGCCCCGACCGTCGTACTCCTCCCCCACCGCCGTGTACCGGACGATGGGCCATCCGCACCAGTCCTGGATGTTGCGGGACGCGGCGGCAAGCAGGTGCTCGGCGTGGTCAGGCTGGCGGGCTTCGGTGAACCGGGGCCAGTCGTCCAGGGAGGCGAGCACCGGCCAGGTGGCGGCGGGGTCCATCTACTCGCCCCCCTCGTCCTGCTTGGTGGTCTTCGTCCGCGCGGAACGCCGGCCGGTCGGCTTGTCGTTGCTGGTGTCGTCGGCGATGAGTCCGCGCTTACGGGCTTCGTCCTCGGTGAGCTGGATCTTCGTCTTGTAGCCGTTGATCGTCACCGGGTACTGGTTGAGCTTGCCATCGGGCATGCGTGTCACCTCCTCCCTGGTGTGGGTGACGGACGGGCCGGTGCCCGGGATGCCGCATGACACGTGGTCAGCGGCGCACACCAGGCACCGGCCCCTGCGGTGGCGGGTGAACATCCCGCTACTCCTGGATGAGCCCGGCGGTGCGCAGGCTAGCCAGGAGTTCGTTGACCTTCGTCGCGGTGTCCTGCGCGGTCGCGGTCGACGGGTCGGCGATGTCAGCGACCGCGGCCCCGGCGAGCAGTCCGGCGGCGTCGGCCGGGGACTGCGCGGAGCGGAGGGCGCCCTGGAATTCGCTCATGTACGCCATGAGGGCTCCTTACGCGGCCAGCTCGACGCGCACGAACGCGGAGGGCTGGAGGACGGCCAGGGCGACACGGCACTCGCCGAGGATGGCGACCATGTTGCGGACGAAGAAGTCGGCGTGACTGTCTGTGACGGTGATGGAGGCTTCCTCACGGTCGTACAGGACGGCCTTGGACCAGTCGCCCACGAACAGCTGCCCCTGCGGGACGGCCTCGTTCTCCACGAGCGGGAGGTTCCACAGACCACCGGTACCGCCCGCCGCGACCGGACCGCCGAGGATGTACCGGCCTTCGTTGTCCTTGACCAGGTCCATGTTCTCCAGGTCGAGCGGGTTCGCAGCCACACCGTTGGACAGAGCGCGCGCACCCAGACGGGTCATGGTCTTCGCGCGGCGGATCGCCTCGATGTTCGCCCGGATGGGGTCGCCGCCGTTCGGGTTGACGGTGAGGACCTGCACGCCGGGGGTGTTGGCGATACCGCGGAGGGAGTCGGAGGTGGACCCGTCGCCGTTGATGATCTCCCGGTCGATCTTCTCCTCCAGGCCGTAGCGGAGGAGGGCGTCCACGAGGGAGCGGACCTGCGCCACGTCGGAGAGGGCGCGGCGGGTCATCGCGAACCAGTGCGCGATGGTCTTGACGGTGGTCGACTCGCTCTTGGTGGTGAACCCGGACAGCGGCTTCACACCGGTCGCCGGGGACGGCTCGGCGGGCGTGTTGACGCTGGTGGACTCCGCGACGAACTCAGCGCTGTTCGTGACGGTGTCGATGTACGTGTACTCGATGGTGTCCGAGGTGGTCGTCGCGCCGGTCACCAGATCCCGCATGGTGAGCGGGCGCATGAACGGGTCCAAGCCGAGCTGGAGGCCCCGGTAGTCGGGGCGGACCAGACCACCCGCGCTGGTGCGGTCACCGCCGGTCAGCAGGTCCTTGTACGCGACCGGGCGGGAGTTGATGCGCTGGTTGGAGTTGAAGTGCTGGCCGGTCTTCTGGGACAGCAGGTCCTTGAACTCGGCCGAGTCGGTGAAGTGCGCACCCAGCGACTTACCGCCCAGGCCGACAGCCTTCCCCGGCTCGGGGCGCTTACCGCCGGTCGGGTCGTGCTCGATGCCCTCGATACCAGCGAGGGCGTCGCGGAGAGCGGTGTCGCCCTGGCGGGCCTTGATCTGCTTGACCAGGTCGGTCGCGGCCTCGATGTGCTTCTGGGCTCGGGCGCGCTCGTCCTCGGTCATGTCGCGGGCGGCGTCCTCGGCTGTCTTCGCGATCACGTTCGCGGCCTCGGCCTCGTGCTTGAGCTGCGCCTTGAGTTCGTCCAGGGTCTTCCGGGACATGCGGTGGTTCCTCGTTCCGTGGGGAGGGAGCGAGGCGGCACCGGGGGCCGGGCACACCCACGGCGGGGCGGCGGGGCTGGTGTGGCCTGCAAAAACGTTCGGGTTGGGTGGTGGGTTACAGGG